AATCAATTAATCAAGGAAGTAGACGAACTAATGGATAAATATAGGCATATAACCGCTTCGTCTAGCAAAAAAATAAAAAAACAAAAATCAATAATTGGCCCATTTGTTACCCTGGATGAAAATGGCAATATGGTTCCACCTAAAAGAGAATCTTCACGTGCGCCAAAGTCACTTTCCATGGGACATTTTGGAAATAAATCTATTCCACTAACCGAAGAAGTTACCCAAAAAGAAATTCAAGAAAATGAATCAAGAAAAATAAATAAAGATAAACGACCACCGGCACAAAAATTCAAAGTAATATGCTCTCAATGTGAAAAAGAATTTGATAGTTATGAACAGCCAATTACTGAGATGGGTCAGAAATGCAGTATGTGTTTGAGGGGGTCTATTCGCGGTGGTAGATAAAAGTATAAACGAAATATGGAAACCTATTATCAATTATGAAGGATTTTATGAAATCTCTAATTTAAATGAAGTTAAAAGACTTGCTGGATATAGATGTAGTAAAGAAAGAATTTTAATACCTAGAAAAAATAAAAATGGATATTTATATATGAGTTTATATAAAAGCAATAATAGAAAACTTTTTTCTATTCACCAATTGATGCTCGAAGCATTTATTGGTTTATGTCCACCTGGAATGGTGTGTAGACATTTAGATGGAAATAAATTAAATAATAAAATAGAAAATCTTGTTTGGGGTACACGTTCGGATAACGAACAAGATAAAAAATTTCATGGCACCTATCAATTTGGGTCAAAAAATCCAGGGGCAAAATTAAATGAAAAACAAGTCCGAATTATAAAATACCTATTAAGAACGAATTATTTAACACAAAAAGAAATAGCAAAAATATTTCATGTAAATCATAGAACTATTTCATATATTAAATTAAAGAAACTATGGTGCCATGTTGGATAATAAGATTATTACTGATTCAGGAATGGAAAGATCCGTTCTTTCTGGAATTTTTAATCACGGCTCAGATCTTTTTATAGATATAGAAGAAATTCTAGATACAAAAGATTTTTATTGGTCTATTAATCAAAAAATATTTGCCATAATTAAATATTTAGTTCATGATAAAAATACGGAAAAATTTGATATTCCAGTTATTATCGCTGGCGCAAAATTCATAGGTTATGATAAATTTGAAGACAACAGCAAGGAATATGAATATTTAGAAGCATTGTTTGATGGATCACCGACATTTGAAAATACTAAATCAATAGCTACATGTGTTTATAAATTATCATTAGCAAGACAAGGAAGTAAATGTATAGAGGGCATTCTTGAGAATCTAAAAACAATAAATGGTAGTGAGAAAATTGACGATATCATAAAGAATATTGAAGAACCTATATTTGAATTTACCAATAAATTAAGCAACAACAGCAAAAATGTTGTTCATATTTGTGATGGATTTGAAGCAAGTTTAATCGCTGTATCGGAAAATCCTACGGATAGTGTTGGATTATCTACGGGCTTTACCAATTATGATCAATGTATAGGTGGGGGATTAAGACGAGGAACAGTTAATGTTATTGGCGCTAGAAGTAAAATTGGAAAATCCTTTTTATGTTTGAATATAGCCAAAAACATGGCAGAACTCGGAATCCCAATATTATATTTAGATACAGAATTATCACAACAAATTCAAATGAATAGATTTATTAGCCTAGTGACCGGCGTGGAATGCCTGAGAATCGAAAGCGGTAAGTTTTCTACAATCGACGAAGAAAAAGAAGCTGTTTGGTCATGTAAAGAATCTATTAAAAATTTTCCAATTACACATTCTTCTATAGCTGGATTATCTACAGAAGCTATCCTGTCTTTGTGTAGACGATGGATTATCAAAGATGTTGGTATGGCGGATAATGGGATGACAAATCCCTGTCTTATAATTTTTGACTACCTAAAGTTAATGTCAGCCGACGATTTAAAAGGAAATATTCAAGAAACTCAGCTACTTGGATTTTTAATGACCTCCTTACACAATTTTGCTCTTAAATTTAATATTCCAATTTTTGCAACTGTGCAACTTAATAGAGATGGAGTAGAGCGTGAAGGTTCTGAAGTTATTTCTGGGTCGGATCGTATATTATGGCTTTGTAGTAGTTTTAGCATATTGAAAAATAAAACACAGGAAGATTTAATCGAAGATGGACCAGTCAACGGAACGAAGAAGGTTATAATCTGTGATACGAGATTCGGAAGCGGCATGAATAAGGGAGATTATATAAACATAAAAGCCAATCTATCTAGTTCAAAATTAACTGAAGGAAAACTTTTCTCGCAAATAATTGCTTCTTCGTTTGAGAATCCTAAAAAGAAAAATTAAATGAGAGATTTCAATGACATAGAGGTCGAATATATCCAGAATAGGGCGTGTGATCGCATTACTGAAATCTTAGATGCACTCGGAATAGAATATGCGGAACGGTCTGATTATCTAACAGGGAAATGCCCATGCCATAATGGTGATAATCCTAGAAGTTGGTACTGGGCTATTCGCACATCCCACTGGTCTTGCGCAACACATCACTGTGAAAAGGATAAAATATCGGGCAAATCAAGTAGTATATTTGGTTTAATACGTGGTGCAATGAGCAACAAATTGAATAAACCATTTTATTTTAATAATTCAGTAATGTTTGCTGCCCAAATTCTTGGATTGTATAATCTAAAACTTAATAGACGAAGTTGGGAAGAGATAGAAATAGAAAAGATAATTAAACAACACAAGAAGCGAAAAATCAATAAGCCGGATTCAAATTCTATTTTATTGTCAGATATGGTATCTAAATTTAAGAAAGACGATATTTATTATCCAAAACGGGGCGTGACACAAGATATTATAGATAGATACCATATATCCTATTGTGGCGAGGAGGGTAAAAGATTTAATCAAAGGGCTTTCTTTCCCGTATTAGATTCGACCGGGAAATATATAGTCGGATTCTCTGCAAGAAGTATTTGGAATAAATGTGAAATATGCAAATGCTATCATAATCCAAAATATACCTGTCCAGAAAAAGATAGAAGAAAACTATATGAAAAATGGATTCATTCTAAGGGATTAAAATCAGAAAAATATTTGTATAATTATTGGTTTGCCAAATATCATATATCTAAAAGTGGAACCGCCGTTATATGCGAGAGTCCTGGAAATGTTTGGTCTCTAGAAATGGCTGGCATAAATAATGGTGTAGCAATAATGGGATCCAATATGTCTAAAACGCAAAGACAATTATTGCAAAAGTCTGGGGCGTTGACACTTATTTTGGCATTAGATAATGATAAGGCTGGTAAAGAAGCAACGGAAAAGATAATAGAGGAATTAAATTATTATTTTAGAGTGATTCCGGTGAATCTAGAAAATGTAAATGATGTGGCAGAGATGTCTAAAAATGAAATAATCAATAAAATAGGAAAGGTATTTAACAATGTATCTTATGAAAATATCTTGAAGGATAGTTATAGTGTGTAAAATAATTGATTTAACTGGACAAATATTCGGCGGATTAATAGTTGTCCGACAATATGGAAAATCTAAGGATGGACGAATATTATGGTTATGTTTATGCGATTGCGGTAAAAATACGGTCGTTCAGGGAGGTAATCTTAAAAATGGTAATACAAAAAGTTGCGGATGCCAAGAAGGTAATTTGAAACATCGAATGAGTAGGACCAAAATATATCAAATATGGAATAGTATGATACAAAGGTGTACCAATCCAGTCGATAAAAAATACAAAGATTATGGCGGAAGAGGAATTAATGTATGCAATCATTGGTCTAATAAAGAAAATGGATTTGAAAATTTTTTAAAAGATGTTGGCGTTCCAGGAAAAGGGTTGACATTAGACAGGATAGACAATGATGGAGATTACAAATCAAATAACTGGAGATGGGCTACACACAAACAACAAAATAGAAATATGCGAAGAAATATAAATATTCTATTTAATAATAAAATTCAATGTTTAAAAGATTGGGCGATAGAACTTAATATAAAATATACAACACTATATTGTAGAATTTATAAACTGGGATGGTCAATAGAAAGAGCGTTTAAAATATCGGTTAAAAAATGAAAGGGTTTTGAAATGTCTCCATTAATTATTTGTATTTCTGCAAAAAAGAGAGGGGGTAAAAACACGGCAGCGAATTTCATTGCGGGAACATATTTGCTGAAAACGAGGAGGATTACCAATTTTAGACTTGATCAGTTTGGATTATTATATTGCTCTACTAATAGCCATGAATTTATGCTAAAAGAAGGTGAATTTAATGAGGTATTTGATGATAGTGGGGTAAAAATATATAGTTTCGCCAATTGTCTTAAAGATTTCTGCATAGATGTATTTGGTTTAACCTATGAGCAATGTTATGGAAATGAAGAACAAAAACAAAGTTTAACCAATTTGATATGGCGCAATGTACCAAACGAAAGATGTATCACAATTGAAAATAGACGTAGGGCAATGTCTGCTAGAGAACTTCTTCAATGTTTCGGGACAGAAATATGCAGGAAAATGGATAATGATTGTTGGGTTAATGCTACCATAAATAAAATTAATAAAGAAAAACCCAAACTGGCAATTATTTCTGATGCAAGATTTAAAAATGAAATAGAAGGAATAAATACCATCGGAGGTAAAACAATTAGATTATTGAGGGATGTTTGTGAAAAAGACTCCCACGAATCAGAAAAAGCACTAGACGATTTTCCTTTAGACAAATATACGCTCGTGATAAATAATCAAAAAATGTCAATAGATGAACAATCACAAGCATTAAGCCCACATATCGAAAAATGGTTCAGAGAAATATACAATCAATGAAAATAACGCAATGCTCCGCATCTTCCATAGACA